TAGCGGTTGCTTGTTAGTGGCTGTCGACGACACTGTGCTACTTCCTATTTATAAGTAATTATAAGCTATTGTCCTATTGCACCAAACAGCTTCATTAGTTCAAAGAAAGATGAAGACTGTGGTTTTGGTGTCAAGATGGGATCAAAGATCCGGTTTGCCATTTCAATTAACAAAGGATCTTGACCAGCAAGTGTCTTAGGTTTTTTTTGTTGCGCTGCTGGTTGAGCGGCAACAGAAACAGAACCTGGATCATCACCAAGAACACGTTGTGCATTCTTGTATAAATCACCGCCAGGCTTAAAACGACTTGCAACACCAGCAACAGAAGTACCAAAAGAATCTTTGGCATTCAAAGATACATTTGGATTGCCGCCAAGCACAGTCGCATAGGCACGTTCAATACCCATGCCAGGCTTGTAACCCCTGTCTTCAAAGTAACGAAGAACGGCAGGAATTTGTTCAGCGCGCGTGTACTTACCTTTCTTGGCTGGATCTAAATACCGTTGCTGTTCACCAGGACCAAATTGAATAAGGCCATAGTGCCTGCCACCTGCTCCACCTTGAATGTTGGGATCCATGTTGGCGCCAGCTTCCAAGGAGAGGAAAGCACCAAACTCATATGGGTTCAACTTTAATTTTCTTGCCGCTTCAAAGATCGCTTGTCGATCAGAAGAAGGAAGAATGCCAACGCGTGGAGTAGCCATGATTATTGTTTGGTTATTCTCTTACCCAATTTGACTCTGCTTTGAGACCAGGGGTAAACACAGCTTGTAATGCGAGGACCAGGCTGAGTTTAGTGGTCAGGCGTTTAACAAAATTAGGACAGAGAATCATTGGTTTAAAGCAACAACACTGGCCCCCGTGAATCAAAGATTCGTGTCCAGCAGGTTGGGCTTACATGCGAAGCAACGCCAAAGTATAATAATCAGCTAGCAAACTGCGCTTTCTTAAACATCTCTGCAAGTTTCTGGGCTTGTTCGGAACGGAAGTCGCCACCTTCAACCGCAGTGCCAAGAGGGGAAACAGAACCGGTGTAAGAAAGATTACCGACTAAAGGTGAGGCAGTACCAAGGGGAGAGCCTTGGAAGGATGGGACTGTTGGTGAGATGGATTGACGGAACCGCTCAAACATTGCTGCTTGCTGCACCGGGAAGCCGCCACCAGTAATTGGAGTTACCTCGCCAAGCATTGCAGGCCGCACGCCTTCGTAGGTGACAGACCGCTGCTCGGGAGGAATGGGAGTCGGACTGAAGGGTTTGGTGGTATCAAAAGGAAGATCAGTGACTGGACCCATTTGGCCAGCATTGATTTCATTCTGAATCACTTCGTATCCAGATTGGCCAGGCTTGACTTTTGCTGCAAGCTTGGGATTTGAACGTGCCCAGATTGCCATGCCGATATCACGGGCGGCATTCATTTCTTCTTGAGTCTTGGCAGCAGCACGAGCTTTCTCATAACGCTGAAGCTCAGGATCTTGTGCAGTCAGTTGAGCAACACGAGAGGTTTCTGCAGCCTGAGCGCGTTCTGCTGGTGTACCGCCAATAGGAGCAACAGAAGAAGAGGGGTAGACAGAACCAGGGGGCATATAGGTTGGCCGCCCACTTGCAATGTCATATTCAATGCCACCAACGGTATATGTGCCGTAGGTGGAGTAGCCTTCTGGAAGCTTAGCAGTAGTGACGGAACCAGATTTTGAAGGCTTACTTGTACCGCGACGGCCACCCATGCCTCCGCCAGCGGCTACATAAGAAGCGTTGCCAGGTTTTCCTGTTAGAGCTTGAAGAATAGTAGAAAAATCAACAACATTAGGGTTAGACCCTGTCCGCTTACCTTGTGGCATACTTACCTCCAAACCTCATGTAAATAAAGACGAGAACCAACAGCTGTGTCGGCGGGACCAGGGAGTGCCTGGATAAATTCAGCGCCAGAGCGTTCGTAACGGTATCTGGCTTGGAACGGATCCTTGTAGTTAGGAACGTACAGGATGCCGGCTAAACGGTTGGTTTCGTAGAGATAAATCTCGTCCCAAACCTTGAGGGCTTCTTTGGCGTTGCTCGACCGGATAGTACGGTCAACGTCGCCAGCAATGCTCTCTAACCTTGTGGAAGGTGAAGTTGCTACTTCGGTTTTCTTTTCGGCCGTATCACAACGGCCAATCTGAATAGCGATCTTATCGTAGAAGTACGAATCAGGGATCGTATTCATCGCTTCTTCCAGACGGGCATAGTCACCCGCTGGCACGGAAACCGTGAAGTAGCCCAGGTGATACCGGACCCTACTTTTGTCAAAGTCGGATAACTGCACCGCTTATTTCCGTATGTTTTTCATTATAAAGGACCTGTATTAACTGGCTTTCTGGTCAGTTAATACATTGGGCATGGCACCAGTTGGGAACGCTCGCATCATCTGCGCAAACTTCTCAAATGGACTCTGGGGAGACGAAGTTGCCTGCTTCATCATCTCCGCCATGTATTGCTTCTCGATATATGAATTCAACAGATCTTCAAACGATTCACCTGTTGTTTCCTCTGTATCTTCTGTTGTTTCCGTAGATTCTTTCTTTGCTTTACCACGGGTTGTAGATGAATCTGGTAACTCACTTAAATGAAAGGTCTGCAGTTCGTAAGGACCCGTGCGCAAGCTAGAAACGTTGCCGGCACCACCTCGATTGGCGTAAGTAGCAATTGAACCTTCGCCAAGGAAACGAAGTTGAGTGCCTTCTGGTAAGCCATAGTCTTCTCCTCCATGTTCACGCCAATCTCCATGAACGGGATGTTTACGCATCCCCATGGGACTGGTAAGTGGCGCTGCTGGATTCAACAGATAATCACTGGCTTTCTTGTTATATAAAGACTGCCAATTCTGTTGTCCTGGTAAACGAAACTGAAGATACTGTCCAATGTCTGCACGTGCTGTTGACAAAGGAATTCGTTTACCATCCTTTGTTAACTCAAAATGTGCATGAGGTCCAGTGGAGATGCCAGTGGAGCCAACCTTGCCTTTGTAGAGAGCGGGACCGGAGTACATATCTTTTTATTTTAATTGTAAGACTAAAAAACCCCTGGTTTCCCAAGGGTCATTAGAAGGAGATGAGTATCAGACCCTGATTAAATCAGCTGCCATCACGGCATCCCAATCAACGCGTTTAATCTGCCTTAATTGTTCGAGATTGTTGAACCTTTCACCCGATAAGGACATCTGAAGATCTTTAATCTCTCGGGCTGTTTTCAAGCCGATACCTTTAATATGATCAGCGATCATTTGGGCGGTAGCGCCATTGATATTTAAACGGTGATCAGGGGGAAAAGTACGAGGTTCTTCCTTCGCTGCTTTATCTTTTACCTGAAGGGTTTTCACCTTCTTGGTAGCTTCTTCATCAGGTTGAATCTCATTTTTGTAAACGGTGAAAAGGCGACCGTCCTGATCTTCGACCATGAACCAATCGCCGTTATCCCATTCGCTTACAACCTTGACTCGGGCACCTGTTTTTTTATGCTGATAAAGCATTGCCGGAAGGGTTGTCATAGGACCAGTATTACACTGGTCCTAGTTTAACTCAATCAGCTAACAGTGCGGCCCAGGAGGTAGCCATCAATGTCTTCGTAGCCAGGAGCTTCATCTGGTTGGATGTAGCAGACTTCCACAACGAAGTAGCCGCTGCGACCAGCGTTGGCATCGGCACTGGAGATGTACCAACCACCGGAAGTGCTGGTGCCGGTGGTAGTACCACGAGCAAACACTTTCAGAGTGGTAGCGCCAGTGAGGTTCTTGTAGACGTTGGTGGCAGTCACACCAGCAGCGCCGGTAGCAGTCAGGAAGGGGTTGGAGCTATAAGCAGCGGTACCACCAGCGAAGAAGATTTCGCCACCTTGGCCACCAGACACAGTCGAAGTTAGGTTGGCCTGAGCCACAGCCTCGCCGTCACCAGAAGCAGATACGGGACCGCTGGAGTCGCGGCAGAAGGTGATCACGTTGCCGGTAGCAGCATAGATACCGGAAGCAACGCGGCCGTCACCCCAGCCAGAAGCAACGGAGATGGTGGCGCGATACACAAAAGCAGGCAGGGTGGTGCTGCCAGAGATCACCATGCCGGTGATGTCGGGGCGAGTGTCGTCCTGGCGGTAAGGCGAAGGAACGATCACATTGCCGGTCGCGGCTGCACCAGCGCCAGAAGCGGTGGCAACAGCAACGTAACCACGCTGCTGGAAGTAACGGTAGCCGGGGACGGCCAGCACAGAAGTGGGGCCGCCCTTCGAGGCATCATTAACACCATTGTCGTTGGTATCAATGTTCTTGTACCAACCGTTCAGAGGCTCTGCCCAGTTACCTGGGAAGATCTTTTTAGCGGACAAATAGGTCATTTATTTTTTCCTATGTTGTGGTTTATTTGTTAATTATCAGACGTTGCCGTCATCAGACACGAAGCTGAACGCGGTGGTAACAAAGTCCTTGTTGAGGATCTCGAAACCAGCGTAAAGTTGCCAAATCAGGATGATAAAACGACTGAAATCGTCGTTATTGTTGATCAGAACTTGTGCGTTCGGACCGCCAATACCCACACCGACAGACTGAGGACCGAAGAAGTAACCTTGGGCCACTTCCTGGGAGCTGTAGCTGGAGCCAGCATCGAACGAAGCTTGAACGTTCTTAGTGGGGAAGTTGGTCGACTCGAAGAACTTCACACCTTCGAACTGAACGCCGGTAGGCATCACAGGTTCGCCAGCCAGGAAGTAACCTTGACCAGCCTGGGGACCCATGTAGAAGCTGGCGTTGTTAGGCATCATGGGGTTGCCCATGTACATGCCTTGGCCAGGGTTACCAGCGTAACGAGCGATCTCACGGAAGTCAGTATCACGACGCAGGTGCATCATGAAGGTGGGATCGCAGATGCAACGATACAGACCATCAGCGAAGGTAGGAACGTTGCGCTTACGCAGGTCCTTAACAATGGTCAGAAGGTCAGTGCGCACCTGGAACTGCTGCACTTCAGCGGTGAACTCAGCGCTGCTGTAGGTGATTTGACCAGAAGCATTCTTGGTCTTACTACCAGCGAAGTAGTAACCACCCTGGGTGGTAGAAGCGGCACCGTTTGCTTCGGCTTTGGCAAGTTCGTCAATGAAGACGCGGTCACGCCAACGGCGATAGTCGTCGAGCAGAGTCAGGCTGCCGATCGACTGGTGGAACATGTTCAGATTACCGGTGTCCAGCAGCAAACGCTGGGCGGTAATCAGGGTTTCACGAGCGATCTTGAAGGTCGAAGGCTGGGTCGGATCACCCGGATCTGCAGGACCGGTGTATTCCTTAAGCACCACCAGGACTTTCTCCTTGGTGATGTTACGGCTGTTGGCCGTACCGATGGTTTGGTCGGACACACGCTCACGGCTGTCCTTAGTACCAGGGGTACCCCAGAACTTATAGCGGTCTAACTGAACGGTCTGACCAGGCTGACGGGTGAAGTCGTGGACCACCACAGGCTCCACTGCCATTTCAGCAATGTAAGCAGGGTGTGGACGGTAAAGTTCCGCACCCAGGATCTTTGGAAAGTCGTTATCAATGAACACTTTGTTTTATCCTCCAGTGTCGCAGGAAGTGTTTTTATCGGGTGAAAGATT